AGGTCGTAATCTACAAAAGTGGACTAGAGAAAGACTAATAGAAGAATTAGATATTCATCCAGAGGATATCAAATCTACTTCTATGGGTGCTGGTGGTGAAGATGTTACCATGGCAAGAGCAGCCAGAGAAAAGTTTCCATATTCTATTGAATGTAAGAATCAAGAAAAGTTAAATGTTTGGTCTGCATATGAACAAGCAGAATCAAATTGTGGGGACTACGAACCACTTGTAGTCATTAAAAGAAACAGACATAAGGCACTAGTTGTCTTAGATGCAGAAGCATTTATTAAAATGCACAAACAGATATGAAACAAGAAAAACATATAGGATATCCTTTACCATCTGAAATGTTTAACAACATCCCTACGAGTGATAAGTTCGAAAGCATTGATGAAGAGTTTGATAAACATGTAAAAATAACTAAGTTGTTGGATATACCATTAAAGTGTCCACACTGTAAAGAGACACTAAAAAGTCATGCATAACTTATGGAAATTCTTTGACCCAGTATCAGACTGGTTTGCAATGTCTATGACTAAGTTCTTTAGATTCATAGCAGATACATTCTTTGCAAAGAGATATGGACATCGTGCAGTTGTCCTAGAAACAGTTGCTGGAGTGCCTGGCATGGTTGCTGGTATGTGGATACATCTTAGAAGTCTTCGTAAAATGGAAACAGGATATGGCCCTAAGATTAGAGAACTTCTTGCAGAAGCAGAGAATGAAAGAATGCACCTTATGTTTTTTGTAGAGATTACCCAACCAAATGTATTTGAAAGATGGTTAGTGTTATTTGCACAAGCAGTCTTTTGGATATTCTATTTTATATTGTATGTGTTCTTTCCTAGAACTGCACATAGAATGATACATTACTTTGAAGAAGAAGCAGTAAAGTCATATACAGAATACCTTAAGATGGTAGAAAGTGGTGAAGTAGAGAACATCCCAGCACCACAACTTGCAATAGATTATTATGGGATGAAGAAAAGTGCAAAGCTTTCAGACTTAATCAAGAAAGTCAGAGCTGATGAAGCACATCATGCAGATATCAATTACAAATATTCAGTTGACACATAGGTACATGTTTTGATATACTACTCTTGTAATAAAGGAGTAATACATCAATGGAAGATTATATAAAAACAGAATACGAAATCCAAGACCCTACAATGGGGTTTAGTGGTACATCTTTACAAGGATATACAGACCCAATAGGTTTCAATACCTTGATACAATTATTTGGTGAACCATCTATAAATGATGCAATTGATGATAAGGTCAATGTCGAGTGGTTGATTGAAGGTAAAAGATACTATATCGATGAATATGGTGAAGAAGATTGGGATTATGTAAAAGCAACAATCTACAACTGGAAAACTGGTGGTGTTCCATTCGGTGAATATGGATGGCACATTGGTGGTAATGGTTGGGCTGCAGTTGAATTGGTAGAAGAGATTATTAAAAACGAAATTAAACCTACAATGAATTGGATGGATTGATATGGTAGTAATCTATTGTGAAGGCCCTCGTGGTGGTCGACTCAATGAACACGAAGAAAACACTATAGTAAACTATGTGGACATGGCATGTCAAGAATTAGATATAAAGAATGCTGACATTGATGTTGTAGTTTACAATAAGTTTCCAAAAGATTATTATGATTGGTTAGGATGTTGTCATGGTAGTTTGGATGATGGAATTGTAATTGAACTAACAAGAGACCAAGAAGATATGTATCAAACTCTTGCACATGAAATGATTCATGTGAAACAATTTCTAACAGGACAATACCCTAACGAAAAAATTGCAAAAACATTAGAAAAAAGATTACACAGAGAGATATCTCATAAACTTGGGTATTGACAGATAGGTACATCTTATAGTAGAATAGCATTATGACATTACAAGAAATGATAAAAGAATACGATAACCTCACAGAGGAACAACAAGCTCATGTTGATGCAGCTCTTGATTCTCAAGATGAGGGTAATCTTTGTATGTGCGGAAAGGTTGTGGATAATTGTCCAGACGCCTATTCTCACATGACTCAAGGTTACTAATAGTTTCGAAGTGACAACTCATGGCAGTTGTATATTGGGTGGGAGTCTGATTCTCCCTTAAAATCCCTAAAGGTGCTGATGGTTGGGTTTACTCTCTCCTTCCCCATCATCGTTGTCACTTCACTTTTTTAGAGAGATAACACAGGAGAATAATGGCTGCAAGAGCAAAAGCATTTACAACAACACATGTTGGTTCAAGAAAAACCTCATCACAAGGACAGGGTGGTAGAGGTCGTAGAGTAAAAATTGGTATGTCCACGATGAACAAGCATCGTAAAAGGTCACATAAAAAATATAGAGGACAAGGTAGATGACACAAAAGTTCGACCCTAAAGAACTAAAAAATTCTAATAGGATTTTTAAGTCTGCAACACCAAAGTATACATGGGATTGGTATCTTAAGTGGGTATCATCTATATTAGTTTTATCTGCAATGTCAATTCGTGGCATTCCAGAGTTACATCAAACAGACTTAATACTATCCATACTTGGTGTTACTGGATGGGTGGGTGTCTCTATTGCATGGAAAGATAGAGCATTAATTATGTTAAACAGCGTAGGATTACTTTTCCTACTGAGGAATTTGATTACATTATGGGTACAATAAATTTAGGAAACAGTTTAAGGTATGACATGACTGGTCGTAAAAGAAAGACCAAGAGTTTAAAAACTAAGAAAAAGTGTCATACTTCGTCATACTCACCTCTCAAAACACCTCAACATGTTTTAGACAGACAGAAAGCTGCAGAAGACCACAGAAAGAAATATCCATCTTTAGGTGGAACAAAATATAGTCCACAAAAGGATAACGATTGGAAAAGAGAAGAGTCAAAGAATTTCACAGTTGCACCAGCATATAACAAAGGTGCATATCAAGTAATACCAAAGAAGGATGTTAAATGGATTGGGAAATAGTTAGGTACATTTTAGATACTGCTCTTGCAGTAGTTATAACCTTTATAGCAGGTTGGTTTGCATGGGAATCTACTAAAATGGTAGATGAAAAAAAGAAAAGAAGGAGAAATCCAGACCTTGGAAAGGGCAAATTCGATAAACAAAGAGTCGAATATCGTGATGGGGATAACACTTAAAATTTTGATTTTTATAAGTAATTAACATGAGTAAGAGAAATCAAAAATCTCTTGATGAAATCTATTATGGTGTAGAACCTCATGCAGAAGACGAAAGAGATAAGTCTAAATGTATGAATTGGTATAACTACATGAGTGATAATAAATCGTGTGGTGAATGGTTATCAGAATGGATGTCTACAAGGGACTACGACAGTAAGTATGTTAAAGGAGTAAAGAGACTAAAATATGTCCCTAGAACTGCCTCAGCACTCGCCAGAATGCAGACTAGACAAGTACCATGTGTATTCAAAGATAATCTACTAGACCCTCATACAACTGAGTTCATAGAGAACCATGTTGAGAAGTGTATCAAGGACATTGATTCTCTTAAAGCAATCAAAGACAAAGAGAAGAAAAAGAAACCAGTAGTTTCCATCCAAGAAAGAATTCAAAACAAAGCAGATGAATATGCTGGTGAGATTGAGTATCAATTAGATTGTTATATTGACGACCCTAAAAATAAATTTGATGTCTTTAAATATCTTACAGAAGAAAGAGTGTCAGGCCCAGTTGCAGTAAAAGTTGGAGATAACTTCTTCAATCTAGAAAGAGAATTAGAAGAAACTATAGAAGGTAAATGTCCACAATTGAAAGAAGCATACTCATTCTTATCTAGAAAAGGATTAAAAGATTATTACAATTATGTTTGCAGTATTAGAACAGATTGTGATAAGTATGCAACAGGTCAGAGAAATCTAAAAAAACCAAGAAGAAAAAAGATTTATTCTGCACAAGAACAAACTAAGAACCTAAACTACAAGATAACTGATACAGAGTATCATCTTACCTCAGTTAATCCAGAGTCTATAGTAGGTGCAATGCAACTATGGACATTCAATACCAAGACCAAAGAACTTACAAAGTTTGTTGCAGAAGATAGAATGGGTTTTGGAGTCAAAGGAACAACTATTCAAAAATTTAACAATCTTAGTGCTATGAAGAAGATAGGAAACAAAACAAAATATTTCCTTGACAGAATCGAAACTGGTGGTAAAATAGTATTAAGTAAAGTATTAGATGAAATTAATACAAAATCATCTAAACCTACAGGAAGAATAAACGAACACACTATATTATTGAGAACTGAATGATTTTAATTGACCTAACGCAGGTTCTAATTGCGTCACTAATGGCATCGACCAGAGGTGGAAGTGAACCAATAGATGAAGACTTAGTAAGACATATTGCACTTAAAAGTCTTGCAACATATCGAAAGAAATATCATAAAACCTATGGAGAGTTAGTCCTTGCAGACGACTCTTACAATGTATGGAGAAAAGATATATTCCCACACTACAAAGCTAATAGAAAGAAAGGTAGGGATTCTGATTCTAAAGACTGGGGATTGATATTTGATTGTATAACAGTTATCAGAGAAGAACTAAAGTATAACTTTCCATATAAATATATCAACATTGCAAGATGTGAAGCAGATGATATTATTGGAACACTTTGTGAAAAGTATGGTGACACTGAAAACATTATGATTATTAGTGGAGATAAAGACTTTCAACAATTACAGAGGTATAGTAAGGTTAGACAGTTCTCACCTATCACAAAGAAAAGTATAAAATTAACTAAGGAACAAGCTTTAGAGTATCTCAATGACCACATAATTGGTGGTGATACTGGTGATGGTGTTCCCAATGTTCTATCTCAAGATGATGTGTTCGTGTCTGGAATGAGACAAAGACCATTGTCAAAGAAGAAAAGAGGAATAATTAAAGACCCTCTTGTCATGAATGATAATGAGGTAGATAGAAACTTAGAAAGGAATAGGAGTCTTATAGATTTGACCTATATACCTAGTGAGTACAAAAAACAAATTCTTCAAGAGTTTGATAATGTTGTAGTTGCACCAAGAGGTGGATTACTAACATACTTTATCAATAACAGATTGATGGATTTACAAGAAAGTATTGGAGACTTTTAATTATGGCAAAACGAGGAAGACCTAAAGGGTCGTTAAACAAAAAAACTCTAAAGAAGTTAGACCAAAGTTCTAATGGAATCAAAGAGACAGATTTGAGTACAACTCAAAAGAAAGTTCTTGATGGGCCTGATATAGTTGCACCTCAATCTGAAACTAAAGGTAAGATTGAAGTAAAAACTAGAACTGTCGCTGACCTTCCAAGAACACCAAGTATTATTGAAATACTTACATTGGTAGAAGAAACCGAAGGTGATGATGCAAAGGTTGACATCTTAAAGCAGTTTACTGATAGAAATGATGTTAAGTATGCATTTAAAGCTGCATTTGACAGTAGAGTGGTATTTACTTTACCAGATGGATTACCAGATGGTTTTGTAGTTGGTGATGCAGACACACCAGAAGGTGCAATGGATATGGCACCAGAAAGATTCATTCGTGTTTACAAAAGAATGCAATACTGGGTTGAAGGTGGAAGAGCACAAGCAAAACAATCTAAGAAAGAAGAAATATTCTTAGATACCTTGAGGTCTCTTGAAAAGTCTGAAGCAGAGTTTTTACTTGCAATAAAAAATAAGACTATGCCTTACAAATCAGTAACAAAAGAAATTTGTGAAAAGGCAGGATTTGACTTAAGTCCTAAGTAAGTATTGATATAAATACTACTATGGAAAAAGCAATCAACAAACTAGGACTTACTGATTCTGAAAGAGCAATTAACTATACTAACAATGGTGCAGTTAAGATTGCAGAAGTCAGACATTATGACCCAGTGATGGGATTGTTAAAGATTGTAGACCCTATGGATGGAGACATTCACGAAATGCTTTACAATAGGGATACAAAATTGTGGTTCAAGCCTGGAACTAATATCGTATGTGATTTTAATCCAGAAGAACCAGTTGTAAAACAGATTGATGATTGGGAAGGAAGTGTCCCATCAACAGTCAAAAGGTTTCCAAGTAATCCTTTAGATTAATTGGAATAAAATATAGTATGGAGATATTATGGAACAAGTAGAACAAGTTGATTTGATGCAAACACAGATTTTAGGTCTGAAAGAACTTGCACAAATGGTTGCAGTTATTGATACTGCAGCGAGTAGAGGAACTTTCAAAGCAGAAGAGTTCTCAACAATCGGAAGATTAAGAGAAATCATTATTGCAGAAAGTCAAACTCAAGCACAGATTAGACAACAAGTTGCACAACAACAAGAAGTCGAATCTACTCTTGATGGTGGAGTTACAGAAGGTAATGAATCTGTAGAACCAGTTGTTGATGCAAGAGAAAAGTTAAAAAGAAGTAAAGGTAAGAAGTAATGGCAGATTTGGATTTTGGTTTTACTGCTGTAGACCAAGATGAACTAACAACTAAGACAGGGGAAAGTGCAGCTCTTAATGAGAAGATTGCAGAAGACCTTAAGAAAGTTGCAGAGTCATCTAAGGGTGCAGTTAATTCAGAACAGATAGAAAATTTAGATGCAAAGGTTGATGTTCTCAACAAACTTGTATCTAATGCACTAGATGAATTAGAAGAAGCAAAAACAAATGTAGGTAGTTCTACAGATGTTGCAGTGTCAAAATTGAAATCACAACTTGCAGATGCAGAAGAATTGGTCTTACCACTTCTACACAAACTCATGGAAAATGAGGATAAAGAATACATTTATTGGCCAAACAGAAAGGCAATAATTACACAACAAATCGAAAGAGTCAAAAAAGTAACAAGGGGATAAATTATGGCTACAGATGCATGGGGACAAACAATACCATCATGGGTTGAAGATAACTCATATGAGTGTTCAACAAGACAGACTATTGAGCAGAACGATGGACATCCAGTAACAATGTCTGCTGAAAAGTTTCGTGAGTTCATGGTGACTGCACATAATGGATACATTGTTAGGGATGGTAAAGTAAAAGATAATAATTCATGGGATAATAAGTTCATGGAAGATACCCAAAGAACATTTACAAATCCAGACTCTATTGCCCAAAAAGAAAAATTGATAGAACAATATGGTGCAGACCCAGATGGAAATCCAAGAGCAACTTTAAGTTTAGTTGCTGGTGTAGATGAAAATGATACATCAAATTGGGGCCCTGCACAATGGATAGGTAATTCTGGACTTGATGCATATTTCTCACCTTATCAATTTTATAATGGTAATACAGAGGTTGCAAAAACAGATGTATTCGACAATGTAAGAGTAGATATCTATTGGAGATACATAGACGATTACAGAAAAGCAATTACAGGTGAAATCAATCCTATGTCAACAGTTACAAAAAGAAGTGTTGGACAAGACTGGAGAGATACACCTAGTGAAGGTCAAATAGACCATAGTACTGGAAAAGATATATCACCTTCTAACGAACATGTTTCTATGGAAGATTTTGGTAGAGGTGAAGATTACAAATTTAAATCAACATGCACAAACGATTTTCTCGTATCTGGTGCATCATTAAAGTATAAAAAAGAATGGACAAAAGGTGGAGACCACGAAACTGCATCTACTATTGATAACTATTTAATTGCAAATGGAATGGGTAGAACTGCAAATGTCAATACATGGGTAACTCATACATCTGAAACCCTAGGACAACCAAGAACAACAAAGAATGTTCTTAACTTTGTGGGTGGTTCAAGAGTGAAAACTACATTACAAGATATAGATAGTGGTACTTTCAGTCTACCAAATGGTCATCCAGCCATAGAACATACACCAACAGCAGATGTAAACTGGAAAGATTTCTGGCAAGAAGCAGATGATGCTGGTTTATTCAGTGCAGAAAACAAATCTGCATTTGAATCTGCAAAAGACGATTTATACTAAAACAAATTAATGGACAGAGAACATATTCTAAAACTCCAGAAAGGAGATATAGCCCTTGTCGTAAACAATGAGAGTGGTTGGTATACAAAAATATCAATTGCATTTGCAGATGAAATGGAAGAGTCGGTTCAAATGTCACCAGAGTGGTTATCTCTCTACAAAGCTGTTACACATTTATCAATGATATGTGACACTTATCTAAGAAGTAGACAAAATCTAATGCAAGAGGATGGACACGACCTTTTACAAGAACAAGAATGGAATGCAGATATGTTAGACCCATTCGTCTTGAAAGACTATCTAACAGACTTGGGGTATTCAACTCCACCAGAACTTCAAAAAGAAGTAGATGAATTTGTCAAAGAGGATGAGGAAAAAAAGGGTGGTGATAATGTCATCCAATTATTTCCAGAAAAATCTTGATTGATAGGTACACATTTTGTTATAATGTGTTAAATTTTTTATATATGAAAGGAATATATTATGGAAAGACAGAAGTCACCTTATGACATGACCCCACTGGAGTCATTCTATGCAGAGTTGGGTAGAGAAATATCTAAGTATGCAGAAAACAACAAAACCACATCCTTACGATTCAGTAGGAAACAATTTGAAACAGATAGAAAAGGTAGTGCAGAAGATGATGTATGGAATCATATGTTATCTGCATGTGACAAACTTACTCGTATTGGTACAACATGGGGCCCAAAGGATACCAGTTGTCTCAATGAGAAAGAAAAAGTAATTGTACTTGCACAACTTAGAAAGAGAGAAAATGACAGAAAGAGAAGAGAAAGAACTCAGAGCAGAAAACGACATTCTGCGTAACAACATCAAAGATTTAGAAAAACAATTAAGATGGGCATATACGAGAGTGGATGAGTTGAAGCAAGTTATTAGAACATTAGATGCAAGAGATACTACAACCTAAATTTATAATACCAAATACTCCAATACATGTATTTGACATACCATCTTACATCATGAAAGAAATTGATGGTATGGTTAAAGAAAGTACTAAATGGAAATACCATCCACTAGGTGAATTAAGAGCAAGTGAAAATGCAGCTTATAGACATCCAGAGGATGGTTACGAATATAATACATTTCAATGTACCATAAGTCCAAGATTGGTTGAAGAATCATTAATGATGGCATGGATAATAAGAGCTGCAAATATTCATTTTATACCAGAAAAACATCATCGTTCAATAAGATTTAGAAAATTGATAGGTCATTTTGATGGATATGAAATATGGACAAACTTCTCTAATAAGGGAGATAGTAATCCAAGACATGACCATGGTGGTTGGTTGTCTGGTGTGATATATCATACTAATCATGGACATCCTACATACTTTAATGACCTTGATGTAGAGTATGAAGGTAAAGATGGTACTATGATAATGTTTCCATCTGACACAGTGCATTCTTGCAAAGAACAAACAGAAGATAAAGAGAGAATAACACTTGCATTTAATCTGATTATTGATGAGAACTTCGATGGTTAATATAAAAAATATAGATACAATGAATGAGGAAATATTTCTTATTGATTATGAAAATCCTCAAGACATAGAAGTTCTTTGTACTTCATGGTGGATGCACATGATGAACCATGGTTCATGGATACAAGGATTTCTTGCATATGGTGGTAATCCACCACATATTAGTATGGACAAAACAGGAGACCCAGAGTTTGTAGAAAAGATTAGAGAGGAAGGTGGTTTTTCTAATATGATAACTGGAACTCTAGAAAAAAATTCATGGTATATGAATGTATCAAGAAGTCAAGAAGCATTTCAGAATGCAGCTTCTAGAGCATATAAACAGAAAGACGATGGTAACGAACCTTACTGGGATAAAGAAGACCAAGAGTGGGGATTAGAACATGATGTATTTAAACATCATCCAATAGTTCATGAAACAGTTGAAACTATATGGAAAACATATAAACCATACTTTGAAGAAGCATTAGGTCTTGAAGTAAAAGACTACAACAATTGTTATGTCCATGCATTTCAACATGGAGATTCTAGTTGGGCTCATCAAGATTATATGGATTACAGTGCAATAGTTTATTTGAATCCAGTGTCAATGTGGGATTTAAGAAAATGGGGTGGTGAAACACTATTCTTTAATGAAGACATTGATTATGTTCGTGCAACTACATGTCCAAAAGGTGGTAGTGCAGTTGTATTTCGTGGAGATATCTTTCACAAAGTTACAGGGGTTTCATGGGAAGCACCTTATCCCAGAAACTCAGCAACTTTTTTCTTTGACAAAAAATAATTATGAGGTTATAATAGATACTATGAATATATTTTACTTAGACAAAGACCCAAAGACATGTGCAGAAATGCATTGTGACAAACATGTATGTAAGATGATTATTGAGTATGCACAATTGATGTCAACTGCACATCGTGTTCTTGATGGTGACCCATATACAGATAGAACTGCAAATGGTCGTAGAATACAAAGATGGAAACATCCACTAGAGAACCATGAGAAACTATTATACAAAGCATCCCATGTAAATCATCCAAGTGGTAAATGGGTAAGAGATTCACAAAATCATTACAACTGGCTGTACAAAATGTGGGAACAATTGTGTTATGAATATACACATCGTTATGGTAGAGTGCATCTATCTGATTTGAAACTTAGAGGTATACTTGCACAACCACCTATGCAAATACCAGTAGAACCTTTTGTTGACCCTTATCTTGCAATGCCAGATGATGTAAAACAAGAAGATGTAGTACAATCATATCAAGACTACTATATAAACTACAAGAAAGATTTTGCAAAGTGGACTAAGAGAGAAGTTCCACAATTTATGGTTGCATAAAATGTATGGAGAAATAGTAGACATGGATATTTTATATTATTTAAGTTGGTTGTATCAATTACCTTGGAATGTATTTGGTATTGTGTTCAATGCTGGTTTTTGGTTCATGATAGGATATCTAGCTTATCGTGGATTCAGAGACATATGGGACAATAGATAATGCCTACATATGATTACTACAACACCAAAACAGGTGAAATAGAAGAACATAGAATGTCTTACAAAGACTTAGATAAGTTTGCAGAAGACAATCCACACTTAGAGAAACAAATGTCAACACCTAACATTGTATCAAAAGTTGGTTCAAGAACTGATTTTGGTAAGTCTGGTGGATTTAATGAAGTATTATCTAAGGTTGCAGATAAACATCCTAGGTCAGAACTTGCAAAAACACATCGTAGAAGAAGTGCAAAAGAAGTTAAGACAGATGAAGTCATTAAGAAACATGTAGACATACAGAAAAAACAAGGTATAATAAAGTAATGAAAAATAAATATGAAGAAATGGGATATACTGCCTTTGATACACCAGAGACAGGACATGTTACAACCCATGATGAAAGATTCAAAAATGTAAATGTAACAGGATATGATTTGAAAAACTCATCTGCACCAGCATTCTTTACACTTGCAAATGCAGGCTGGGTTCATCCAGAAGATACAGGATGGTCTGGTTGGAAAGTTGTAAGAAATGAGAACGACCAACCTAGAATGTCTTGCATATATGAAACATCTTGGTGGCATTCAATAGAACCAAGTCCACAAAAGTTTGTGGGTGGCCCATTTCGAGCTGCAGTTGCAGATTTTACTTTAGGTATGTCTGCACTGTTTTATAAACATAAGTTTTGTCCTATGACATCTATGCATGTTACATATGATAAACCAGTAGAGGTTGGTCAAGTGTTAGAAACATTACAAGATACAGTAGCAGTAGAAGATAATATCTTAACTCAAACTGCAATTCAAAGAGTGTTTGAAACAGATGAAATAGTAGGACATGTAACTGTAACACAGATAATACCAAAATGATACCAAAACCAGTAAAAAGAAAACCAATAACTTACCCTTACAGACCTTTACCAGATGGATTAGTAATTAAAGAAAGTTCCATAGAAGGATTAGGTCTCTTCACAGAAGAAGATTTAGATGCTGGAGTATACTTAGGTGAAACCCATAGACTGTTTACAACTAAATTTAAAATGAAAGAAGAATGGATAAGAACACCTTTAGGTGGATTTATAAACCATTCAGAAGACCCTAACTGTTTCTTAAATGAAAATATACATCACTATCAAGGATGGACTATGGAACTATATGCAGTTAAACCAATTCCAGCTGGGTCAGAACTAACAGTTTATTATAAGATTGACCAAAAATGATACCACCAAAACGAAGAGCTGTAGAAGGTATATTTGCAACACCATTTTATTTGGGTCATGTAGAATATGATTATGAAATACCTAAAGAAGGATTTGTAGATGGTCATAACAGACAAGATATCATTGCACCAAATGTAATCAATCTTGACCTACCAGAGTTAGAAGAACTAATTTTAGAATGTGCAAGATTTACTTTAGACAAAGTTGGTTTTGAAGAACAACCTATGAAAGTAAATCAACTATGGTTGAACAGATATGATGAGACTAGGCCTGCATTACCAGTACACTTTCATCAAAACTGTTCTTGGTGTGGAACTTTTTTTCCAGAACAAGCAAATCATACAACATATTATTTAAATAATAATGCTGGATATAATAATATGCATCAACCAAAAATAAAATTTTCTACAGATTTTAATCGAGATTACTTTGAGTTACAACAACCACCTAAAGGTGCTATAGTTATACATCCACCTTGGATAGGACATTCTGTAGCATGGCATGGTGGGCCACCATCACATTCAATATCATTCGATATTGCATATACAGGGCCAATAGGAGATAAATCATATGGGAGTTACAATGACGGCAAATAATGCAATATTAAGTAGAGACGAGTATAGAGAATTCAATGATAAGGTTGCAATACTACAGGGTAGAGGTTATGACCTACCATTTGAAGTAGAGTTTATTAAAGAAGACGATACATTTAAAGTTACAATCCATGGTAAACATGATGTTGATGAATTAGACAGAATGACCTCATGAAAACATTTGAAATAATTGACTATGGGTTTGAACAACTACCCACAGAAAATATAGATGGTAAAAGATACTATGTAACACCAACAGGTGAAAAGTATCCATCTGTTACATCTGTTACTGGTCTTCTAAGTAGAAAAGGTATTCAAGAATGGAGAAAGAGAGTTGGTGAGAAAACTGCAAATAAGATATCAACTCAGGCTGCAGGACATGGTACAAAAGTTCACCAACTATTTGAGGACTATATTAAGAATGATAACTTTGAGGAAAAGTTCAAGGGTGCAATGCCCACAACTCAACAAGCATTCATCTCAGTAGAAAAAGAACTTAATCAGATAGGGACTGTTCATGGTCTTGAATCACCACTTTATTCACATAAACTACAACTTGCTGGTAGAGTAGATTGCATTGCAGAGTGGGATGGTAAACTATCGGTCATCGATTTTAAAACCAGTGCAAAACCAAAACAAGCAAAATGGATACAGAATTACTTTATACAGGAAACTGCATATGCTAAAATGTTCGAGGAACTTACAGGTAAAACAATAGAATCTATTGTGACACTTATAGCAGTGAGTGATGGGACATCTCAGTTGTTCGTTGAACAACCAAGTGATGATTATGTTGACCAACTACTAGAACTTCGTAGTCAGTACAGAAGTGAATATGGTCTCTAGTAAGAGTTCATTGCAGCCCACATTATTAGAAATGGTAGGGCAATGGGTGCTAACATATAGAAAGAGAATGCAGTGATTTCTCTTATCTGGTTGCAAATTTCACATCTATGTTCAATAATATAATTAATAGCACGACTCATTTTAAGTTCGGTCTCCTTATAAATAGTTATGGGTAATTTATTGATATACTATCCAGTTATGAATACTAATCACCTATATTTATAAAAGTTATATATTCAGTTTTATGGCATATTCACAAAAAGTAGTAGATAGATTCGAAAATGTTCTTAAAAATCCAGAAGCACATTCTGTAGGAAGATTCGACCCTAAAGACCCTAATGTTGCAACAGGAATGGTTGGTGCTCCAGCATGTGGTGATGTTATGAAACTAGACCTCAAGATGAATGGAGACACAATAGAAGATGTCAAATTCAAAACCTATGGATGTGGAAGTGCAATTGCAAGTTCAACGATGTTTGTTGAAATGCTCAAAGGTAAAACTATTGAACAGGCTAAACAAATTAAAGATAAAGAGATTGCAGATGCACTTGAACTACCACCTATCAAACTACACTGTTCAGTTCTTGCAGAAGAAGGAATCAAAAGAGCAATAGAGAACTGGGAAGAAAAAGTATCACATAGAAAACACAACAACCCACCAGAAAACACTTGACAAATTAGAAATTAGTGAGATAATTATATTATGGAAATTTTACAAAAATTAGTATTCTTCGTAGTAGATTGTTGGAGAGTTGTCATGGACAACAGATACAATCCACTAAGACACATCAAAGACCCTTCAATTCAAGGATATATAACCATGGCATTATTCATAATGTGGTCTGGTTATTTTGGAGTGGTTGCATCTGTATACTTATCTTGGTTGAATTATAGTATAGTAATGTCAATCATTGTACATATGGCAGTAATAATTCCAGTGATGATAACAAATGCAGTATTCATGGAAGCTGAGAAAAATGGTATGAACTGGGTAACTGCATACAGGTCACAACAAAACCTTAAGAAGAGAAGATGATATTAACTAAAAAAAGATTTGCTGAACAGATAGAAACTATTGTACTGGAGAAAGGATTGAATTACATAGATGCAATTGTGCATTTTTGTGAGACACAACACCTAGACCCAGAGTCAGTGAAAAACCTCATTACACCACCTCTAAAACAAAAGATAGAAAGTGATGCAATGAATTATAATTTATTAAAACCAAATGCAAAGAAAGGAAAAGGCAAGTTACCACTATGAAAAAATTTAATCGTACACCACAAAGACAAAAGGAATGGGGAAGAAAACC